AAGAATAGCTGTCATAGTAACAGGATAATCACTATGGATCCAACCTTCTTTTGAAGCAGTTCTATTAGTAAAATGCTTTTTAGATACTTTTTGAAATGTAGCTTGAGCCGAGTATTTTACAAAATGATTACCACCCACTCCTACTAATGTTAGATCTGGGTAAAACACACGCAATATTTTCATTGCTGTTTCTGAATAAAATCTGTAATTTATTCCTGATAAGCACTCAGATCTTTCACCTGGCCAGTTACCGCCCGGATCAGTATGATAATCTAAAGAGAGAGCATAATTACGTATTTTATCCGGGTCGTCAAAAAAGTTATCAACCTGTGTAACTGGAAAAGTGTGCATTAATCATCTCTTGATTGTTCTTCTACATCTTCAATATTCTCATTTGCAGCTCCATACATAAACTCTTTTTGAGCTGCTTCTTCTAGCTGAGTCATAATCTCTTCAGTAAAGTATTTCTCTGGATCGTTATTAATAGATTTACCAAACACTTTAGTACCGTCTGGCAACTCATAACGAGTAGATACTTTCTTAATAATATTATACTTTTCGGCTAATTGCAAGAGACCATAATAACGATCAAGACCTTTATCATATGTAAGAAGTACTTCAATCTTCTTATTCTCTTTAGTAAATCGAGACTTCATCATATTTACTTTAATAATATTGCCGATTACTTCTTGTCCGTCTTTTTCCTTTTTCTTGCCCAGGAATACGATTTGCGAAGCAGTATACTTAAGACCAGAGCCACCTGACATCTCCTTCATAGGAATATATGAACCTACAACATCATATACGTGGTTAGTCACTAATAGAGGAACATTTACTTTAGCTAGTTTAAGATTCAATACTCGGAACGTAGCTTTTAATACTGCAGCTTTAGTCATATCACGAGTCTCAGAACCAGCAGCAGTATCTTCTACTTCTTTAGTAGTAGACAACTGACCAAGAGAGTCTAGAACCATCATCATAGGAGGACGATCCTTCTCTGGAGTCTTAGAATAGTTATCAATAATTTGCAATGCAGTATGACGGAACTTTTGAATAGTTTCAGGCTCTGAGATAATAACACGATTAGTATCAATACCTCGAGACTTCATCATATCTTTAGTTACAGCAGCTTCAGTATCAAAATAGAATACAGCTGCTTCAGGATTGTCGTTAAGAAATTGTTTAACAACCCCCATAACAAAGAAAGTTTTACCAGTAGCAGACTCACCAGCAAAAGCGGTAATCTTATTATTAGGTACACCACCATATAACGAGCCACTTAATGCTGCATTGAGAATATAAGAGCCAGTATCTACAGTACCAGAGAACTCAGAACTATTAAGACCGTCCTCTGCAATAGTAGTATTTTCATCATTTAGGTCTTTAACCATAGTACGGAAAAAGTCAGACATAATCACCTCATTGTTAAATATATTATATTATAATAGGATCTGGTCCTAAAGTCAAGCTTCTTTTTTCCAAATAGTCCAAGCCCCATATGCAATTGCACCATATGCTACTAAAGATGCAATCGGTTTAAAGATTAAGAATGCAACACCTGCGGCAACTAGTACTGCTCCGTCTAGTGTTGTACGTTCACCTAATCTTTTAATAATCCAGTTTTTCATTAGCTTTCTCCTTCGAATGCTGTGCCGTCTAGAATAGCCTTCATCTTATCTATTTGTTCCTGAATAACAGGGCCTCTATTCGGCCAGTGAATATAAGCTTGATTTTGTGTACGATATAAACTTGTGAGAAGAGGTCCAAGAATATCAGCCATTGCTTTTACTTTTTTATCAGCTAAAGCATCCATGTAAAACTTACGCTGTTTGATTACTTCTTCATTCTCTTCATCAGTGGTAATAATACTATCAAGCTTTTGATTTAGTTGGTTCAATAAAACCTGAAAAGCCATTACTGACTTCTCAATACGTAATACATTATCATTTATACCTTCAACGTCATCTGCAATAGGTGATGTATCTATTTGCAGAGGTTGTTGTTGCGGCATCTCATCTACGGCGTTAAAGCCAAAATCGTCTACCCAGTTACTCATGCGAAAAAGTCCTCTAAAGTCATTCGCTTTTCAGTGCTCCATCCGATAACATCTAGAATATTTTTAAGAGGTTCAATATAAGCTTTTTCAAACTGCTTATCATAATCTACAAACTCTCTAATTCTAAACTCATCAGGAATAACGCTATTAAAAGCAATTACGTTTTCTTGTATATAGTTAGGCATCTTCAGATAACAGAACTTAATCTTCTCACCTGAAAAGATACTCTCATATTTTTGTACAAGTCCATTTTTATTTAGGTGATGGTTATAGAGAAGAGCACCTCTTACGTGAATAGGAGTACCCTTCTTATAGATAGAAGCACGATCCTTCCACTTATTTGCATCACTAACACCTCGAGGGAAAGCAATATCCTCAGCAGGTAGACTCATAAATTTAGTACGACACTTCTCAATAAACTTCTGAGTAGCATCTTCGTCTTCGTTCATAATAACTTTAATAGTATCACGGAGCATATCACGACAAGGTTGAGGTGTAGATGAACGTACAACTTCAATACCCATAATCTTAAGTTTAGGCTCTTTATATTGAACGCCTTCGTTATTATAAACGTTTAACGCGTAGTGCTTCTTACCAGTCCAGATACCTTTATCTGCAATAACCTCACGAGCCATAACCATCTTCTGCTCGTATGCGTTCATATACTCGTACAGCTCATCATAAGCATCAGCAAGAAGAGGTTCAAGCTTTTCACTAGCAACCTTATCTAAAAACTTAATAGGGTCTTTAGGCTCTACTTGATCGACTAGTTTACCCATACGAATATAAAGAGAGTCAGTATCAATAGCAATCACGTAATCTTCATTCTCAGTCTTAAGAATTTTATTCATATACTTATTGATAGTATCTTCAGCCCAGCGAATAGTAAGCTGACCAGATACAGTAATAGACTCAGCAACGCGCATATCATAGTATCTAAAGAACTCGTTCGATAGAGCACCATAAAGAGAGTTCATAAGAATCTTAACAGCCATCTGCTGATTATTAAGAGTTACAATCTCTCGTTCAGACTCATATGTTTCACCCTCGTCTTGAGCTTTCTGTTGAGCTGCAAGCATCTTACGTTTAAAGACAGTACGTTCATCATACAGTCCCTGAATGATTTCTGGAACAATACCCTTCTTCGTTTTATCAAAGTATTGACCAGTACCAGTCATACAATAGTCTTTAGGAATATTATACTTAGTACGTTTTAGAAGATCATCAACATTAGCCTCATATTGCATATCATTAGCAACAGTCTCAGGAGACATATTATACTGCATAATAATATGAGGATATAGAGAGTTCAAGTCAAACGACATAACCCAGTCGTGAGCACCGTTTTGAGGATCTTTTACATAAGCGCCTTCGATCTTACGCTCTTTAGTAATATTACGTTTAGGAGGTACTACAATACCTCGTTTACGTAACTCATTATAAAGAAGAGCATCCCATACGCCAACAGAACCAAAAGCATCAGCATAGTTAACGAGACCTTTATACCCAACAGTCATCGTTAGAGTAATAAGACCCATCTTATCTTCGAGACGATCAACAATATCAACATCTCTAATATTATAGTCGATAAACTTCTGATGGTTTTGTTGGTATAGAGCATGAAGAGAACCATACTCATCGTAGGAGAGCTTACGTTCTCCCAACACTACGTGTGCGATGTTATCTAGCTTATATGATTCCTGAGTACCATACGTATACCCAAATTTCTTAAAGCAGTCCATATAGTCAAGCTGTTGAATACCGTATACATCAAATGCTTGGTGCTTACGACCGGCAATATCAATGTTACGCTCGTTAATAATACCCCATGGAGAAAGCTTCTTCTTCATATCCTCACCGAGGATCATAGCTACTCTATTAACAATATATGTAGTATCAAAGAGACGAGAGTTCCATCCAGTCAGAACATCAGGATAGTTTTTACACCAGTGATCAAGAAACTTCATTAATAGACCAGCTTCTTTATCACATTGAACGTATACTACACGATCAACAAGATCTTTCGAAAGCTCAGACTTGTAGTCATTCCATTCACCTAGACCCCATACATAGAACATATTATCAATATTATTCTTTAGACAGATAGCAGTAATAGGGAAACGAGCTTCATCAGGAGTAGGGAAACCTTGATCGGACTGAACCTCGATATCGATAGTAGTTACATTAATAATATCGCGATCAAATTCTACCCCACGATTAAGAAACGCATCGGATATAAATTGGTGAATATAATTAGTATTACCGTAAATTTTAAAGTTATCTACATGCTTATACTCATCAATAAAGTTGCGAGTTTCACGCATTGTACCTGGGTTAACCGGTTCTACCGGTCGCCCTTCAAGAGTTTTATATTGAGAGTCACCTCTACCAGGAATGTACATAGTAGGCTTATACTGAATACGTTCCTTAATAGGCTGACCGTCTTTATAACCACGGAATAGTATATCGTTACTATAACGATCTACACATGTATAAAAAGTAGCCATCTATACCTTATACGATTAGTTTTGATTGCTTAGTGATTACGCCACCATACATTGATTTATGTTGGTTAGCAACATCTTCATCAACGTCAGCAATAAAGACAATAAATTCGTTTTTTACATCTATTTCATTTTTAGATTTATTTAGAATAGGTGTCCAAGGAGCGAAACCTAGCTGACCTTGGCCAGTTGGAATAGCAACAATAGCATTCTTAAACGTAGTATGTGTATCACCATATGTGGTAATTTCAGCAACTACATCCTCACCAGAATGCATTCGAATTAGTTTTACATCAGCCATAATATACCTTCTTAAATGAAAAGAGAGTCTCGAAAGACTCTCTTATTATAGTATACTTCGTTATAGAAGTCAATCTTTTTTTGATACAAATGAGTACATTTCTTGAGCTTTAGTCATCATGTCTTCCATGGAATACATTTTACAAGCTTCTTGAAACTGTTCTATTTGCATTTTACCTTGCTCAAACATATCTTTAGCATACTGTATGTTCATCTCTTGCTGTTTGTCCATATATTCTTTAGCAAGCTGAACCATTTCAGCGCGGATTTCAAAAGGATTTTTAGCCATTATTTAATCACCTTAGCCATAGCTTCACCAGCTGAGTTTGCAAACTCATTAGTGTGCTTCATTGCTGTTTTTGTAAATGATGTTTGAGCTTCAATAAACGCATGTAGCGGTTTATTCATTGTCTCATCTTTGAACCAAGTTTCTACCCAGCTCTTTTTTGCATTTTGGATTGTATCAATCCACATATTAGTCATATATTCGTTCATAAGAACCTCCGTGTGTTGTGTGAGATGGGAGGCTAACCGTGGCCTCCCGCGCACCTATTAAGTAGTGACCCTTACTTTTTAAGCTTAGCTACTTCTAGCATACACTTTTTAGCTTCTTCATATAACCCTTGATTTGCCAATGCGGCGGCAGCTCTAGAGTAACCAATGATTTCGCATGATCGCATAAATGCACGACCAAAGTTAGCGAAAGGATTTACTACATAGTTCATTGCAATCGCAGTCATTAGTTGACTCCTCTTTTCAGAGATGGATCACCTGTTGCTACTGCATAGATATCTCCACGTGAGATACCAATATCCCGAAGCTCTTTATCAGACAGCTTGTTAAGTTCTTTAACGGTCTGTCTAACTTCTTTTACCCATACGTAGGATTTACGTACAGATTTAATATAACTTACAATGCCCTCAATCGGATTCTGTAAGTAGTTGTTGATTGTTAGTATGTGTTGTGTCATTTTGACCCTCGTTTTTTCTAATTGAAATTTTACGAGGACGCATTTCTTCTGGGACGATTACCTTCAGTTCTACCGCAAGGATACCGTCTACTAGATCTGCTCCGTGCACTTGTACGTGCTCAGACAGCCTAAAGGTTCGCTTAAATTTCTTTGTCGAAATGCCACGATGGATAAACTCTCTACCTTTAGAAATATGATTTCCATTCACTGTCAATGTTCGATCTTTTACCTCAATTGAAAGCTCATCTCGAGAGAAACCTGCTACAGCAAGCTCAATGAGATAATCATTCTCACCAGTTCTAATAATATTATGAGGAGGGTAATGATCATTAGCATGTTGTGCTACTTGATCAAGTTCGTTTAAAAGATGATCGAAACCTACAAAGGATGATCGTGGAAATAGTTGTTTAACGCCTGTCATAGTTTTCTCCTTTTATTACAAGCAAGAAAGAATGTGAGCCGGACTATCCGCACTCACAACTCTATTTATATTAGTCAATTAAATTTTTCTTTATTTCTTCTAAAAGTTTTTTATTTAATTTATTTCTTAAAAATTTGTCATAACCATATTGTAATGAAAATACTTTAGTAACTTTAGATTTACCGAATTTGAGTTTTAAACATAGTTGACTAATCTCTTCAATTCTTTCACTAGTCTCAAATTTCTTTAATACAACTTTTTCATCTGTCATAAACTCAATATAAGATAATACATCACCGTTTTTTATTTCAAACTCTGATGTTCTATAATGCGGTAATAATGTAACATTAATCGTTCTAAACCATTTATGAATATCAAATTGACCGCCTAGAATGTTACCAACTTTAGATATATTGTTTCTTGAACCCCATGGGTGATTCTGTCTTAATATTAACGGCTTATCAGCGAAAAATGCATAGTTTGTATTTAATTTTAAAATACCATAATCTATCTCGTCTGCTTCTACTGTAGAATTATAATACATTTGATCATACTCTACTGTATTAAGAGATTTATTATTAAAATCATACTGTAGGGTATTACCCCAATTGCATTTTAAAGCATAAACATTTTTTAATTTTTCTTTTACAGCAGGACATCTAATATAATTACTTTGTAGGGTTTCTTTATCAAATGTTTTTACAATCGGTATTGGATCGTGAGCGTTTAAAGAAAATTCATACGGTGCGTTTTGACCATTCTTCAAGCAGGTCCAATATACTGTTATTGTCATATCTTTACCTTAATAATATAAGATATATTGCATTTAATTGCAACTATTTTATGCAGAAAGTCTGTAATCAGGTAATGTAATATATTTTCTATTATCAAAAATATACCGCTGGAAAGCTTTATCATCACGATCAACCCAATGTAAAAATACATGATAGCTTTGATCGCGTGTGGTTAATTCTTCACGACCATGAAGTACTTCCATGCCCTTATAAATTACTGCATCACCCGGCATCATTGGTAATTCTATATGAGTTTCTCTATCTTGTGCAACTATATTAAAATCCCAGGGCTGATCAGCGAGCCACGAAAGGTCAATACTCATTGAATATTGACATGCATGTCTATCTGTATGATTTGGAAGAAATTGATGTTTACTATATCTTCTCATATACGTATATGTTGGTGCTAGATTTTTACCAACCATCTTTGAATATACAGGAGTTAATATTGCTGATAAAACTTCAGCTATTTCTGTACCGTATAACGCGACAGAATCATATACATTAGGATCGTTAGAGTCAACAATAACACCATCACCTTTTTTTTCTAATCTAAGCTGCAATTTTTCTTCATACTTAGATGCTTCAAGTATTGTTTCAAAACCTGTACACATATAAGCACAAGCATCTTTTGTTAAAAAGTTTTGAAGAAATACCGCACCGGTTTCTTCAAATATTTGCTTTGTTCTCTCTAAGGTTTTTGCATCTT